ATGGTTTCGACACGATACCGAACGAAAGACCTGAGGCTTGCACGTTGCCACATCGTGAAGGCGGCGCAACGCATTGCCCAGCAGGAAATGGTGATCGGGAGACTACGGCTTAAGGGCAGCCCCTCGGGATTGGCCTACGAGCTGTTGGGCAGGCTCTACGATGATCAACGGCGAAAGCTCGATCGCCTGAAGCTGATCGAAGCGATGGTCGAGGTAAAAGCACAGTCCTGTATGAGCGCGCCCCGTCCTCGCGGCACGCTCGCGCCGCCCTTGGCGATTGTGCGCAGCGGCGCGAGCTCCCTGCCTGACCGGCAATCGCGCACGCCTTGTAGCGCAGACGTTTGGCATCCATATCTGGTGTAGTGGCAGTTTGTGAACGGGCACCGCTTCGGGGTAGTTAGAAGTTCACCGGCCCCAAAGGAGGGCATCATGTCAGCCATGATAAAAATCCATTCGTGGAAAAGTCTGGCTCAGCATGCCGGGAGGCTCCGCTACATCGACTTTCTGGTGAAATTGACGCCGGCGATCAGCGTGGCTTTTATCATCTATGTCGTCTTCAAGGATGTGCTCTGGTAAGCGCTGCAACACCGTGGCGGGCCAAGACGCGCCTCGCTGCGCTTGTCGGACGAGGTCACTAACCCTGATGACGGAACTGGACAACGCAAATGCAGTTGCGAGAAATGGATGAACAAGATTGCCTCGCCTTTCTGGCCGGCCACACCCGTGGCCACCTAGCATGCCAGGGCGACCAATATCCCTATATCGTTCCCATCCACTATGCGTATGAAAAAGACCGGATTTTTATATTTTCGATGCCGGGCCTGAAAGTTGATCTATTGCGGGCCAATGCACCAGCCTGTGTTCAGGTCGAAGAATTCGGCGAAAACCGAACGTGGAAGAGTGTGCTTGTTCAGGGCACCTCTGATGAGCTGACCGATACGCCGGCCCGCCGTGACGAGCGCATCCACGCCTGGTCTCTTCTGCAAAAGCAACCGTTTTGGTGGGAACCCGGAGCGCTTGCGTTAAACTCGGAAAGCGAAGACAGTCCTGCTCCCTCCATATTCTTCGGCATTTCGATTGATATGGTATCTGGGAGGCAAGTGGTTTAAGGTGCAGCCTTCAGACCTGCCGTGCCCCCTCGATTTCGCAGGGCGGCGTTGCTGCACGATATATGGAACTCCACACAGACACGGCTAAGCGCTGTCCGATACCAGCCTTCCCATAGGGGCGCGGATTGCTTGATGCTTTTTACCAACGCCTGCTGAGCCAGCATCGCGTTTAGTGGCACGCGACCATCACGAAGGAAAACCATGAACCACGCACCCGAAAACGAGACGCTTTTCAACATCACCGGACATTTCGTACAGGAACTGAAGGACGTTCTTCAAAGCGAGAGCATCATCGAAGGCTCCGACTACGAAAACAGCGCTTTCGACGAAAAACGACGGGCGGAAGGGCGTCACCTGCTCACCTTCTACAAAATCGGCACCGCAGCTCAGGCAACCCAGATCTGGGAAAAACACACGACAGCTCGGTCGCATCGATAACCGGAACGAAGCCAGTCCGGCCGACGTTGACGGAATGCTGGCTCTCAAATCCTGATGAGACCATGCAGCTGGCGTGTCCTGCCATGACGCGCCACTCAGCTCGACAATTCCATGAAAGGAAATAGCATGACCGATGACAAAACCAAAAACGCGGCGACGACCGACGGACCCTACGACGTGATCTACTTCGCAAAGAAACATCGTATTTCCAATGAGGATGCCAAAGATATCATCGAAAAATATGGCGCCAATCGCAAAGAGGCCGATAAGGCCGGCCGCCGCACCAGCGCCTGAAAAAGGGAACAAGGATAGGGGGTTGCCAGGTGGGCAACTCTCACGGCTCCCGGCACTGGCTTGCGATGACACGATTCAGTGGACGAATTAACCCTACTGGCTTACCTTAATATCAGCATACGCTTGAATACATCAGGCCCTATGCCATCGTATCTTCAGGGTAACATCTGTGGTTCCTGAAGCAGCTCGCCGGAACCGTGGCCCGCCTCTCCTGAAGAGGCCGGCTTCCATATAGGCCGGAGCTCGATCATATGGAGGGTAAGCCATGAACAACGTCTTGGAATTTCGTCCCAAATGCCCGCATGTCGAAACTCTCGCCGACTGCCGGGAAGCGCTTGAACCTCTCGTCATGAAGATCCTCGGCGAGGCCGTCAGCAGGGGCTATCCGCCGGCGGAAGCCGCGATGGTGATCGCCGATATCGCCGACGATTATATCCTCATGCTGTCGCGCCAACTTCGGTATTGATTGGATTTGTGCGCTGCTGGGCGGAAGAGCACTTCCGCCATGAGAGATGTGGCAGTGGACCGCGCAGCGACTGCAGGGGCAGCAGTTGGTACAGGAGACAAGACCTGCTACGCGGTCCGTCGGCCACAACGTCAATATTTGTCGGAAGTTCCGCCCATATCGGCGCCGCAAATGAGCCTTTGCTCTCGCAAGTCGGCCGGAGGAACAAGCGGAAATTGCTTCGCTTCGCTTCAATCGCTAGACTGGTATGTGTCGGCGCTGACGAAAAACGAACGCGCATCATCAGCCCAGCAAAAAACCCCGGCAGAGCGGGGCTTTCGGCGGGTTTCGCGGGATAATCACCATAAACGGCCCTGCATGAGCAACAGAATCGGCCGTAGAAACCGGAAAACGGGATCATCTCCCCTCCCCTTTCCGCGGTTCGCTCAATCTTTGAATCATCACCGTAACGCAGCGTGAAAGATCCTCTGCCTGAACCGCGACCGTTGCTAACGCCACCGCGGCTGTCTCGGCGGCGCATTGGCCTGGATTTCATGCAGCGGCGCCCGAACCCCGAGAAGTTTCTTCAGCTTCTTTTCCTCGGCCGGACCGATCCCGAACTTGCGGCAATGTTCTGCAACATCATGCTCCCGCGGACCGGCGATGCGAACTTGGCGATTGTTCATGTTTTTCATGACCGTTTCCTCCTGAGAGGGAAACCAGCACGATGCGAATTGGTTCGTTAGCAAAGTCTAAATTTTGGTATTACTTACTCCCTGTTCAGCAAAAATGTATCGATCGTCAAGCAGCGCAGTAACTTAGGCGAGCTCAACTGATCTTCAACCAATGCCTCAAGGCCGCCACCGCACCGTCGCTCGCATAGGCAATCATCCCGCCGACCGTCAGCCCGGCAAAGGCAATCAGCCCCGAAATGCCGTAACCGATCGATTTCATCCGTTTCCATTCTTCCAGCGCCGGCGCCACCGTCTCCTGGTTCTTCTCGACGGTCTCCTTGAGGCTCTTGATCTCCTCGCGGATCTGGGCGTCGACACCGCCGCTGAGCGCTGCCCTGGTATCGAGATGTGCGATCTGCCTTGCCTGTTCGTCGAGCCGGGTGTGGATCACGGCGCGGCTGTCATGAGCATTGGCCTTTTCGTCGCTGACCTCGTTGCGCAGCAGCGCGACGTTTTCCTCGATGCCGGTCAGCCTTCCCTCGACGCGCCCGAGAGCGCGGAGAATATCGTCATTGGATGTCATGGATAGAACTTCGCCTTTTGCGATTGAGGCAGACGGCTGACGAAACGCAGGACGCCATAGAGAGCCGGGTGAACGAAATCGGCGGCCGTATAGGCGTGACCGAGCAGGGCGGCGTTATCCTGCACGTTGGTCGCCAGCACTTCGGCGACGCGGTAGTTCGCCGTGCCGTCTCCCAAATCCGTTCGGTCTACCAGCGTCCGGCTGGTCCAGAGCCCAGGCTGATATTCGAACATGATGCGCGCGCCGAGCTTTGTCGTGTTTGGCAGGCGCATCGTGTCCCATGTCGTCACGCCATCTTGGTTGCCGGGATGGCCGATGACGTTGCCGAGCGGCGTTAATTCGGCCGCCGATCCCTTCGTCGGATCACTGTCCGACATGAAGGCCGGCACGATATCAATCGTCTTGGCGAACCGCGACGACGCGATGAGTGACGCGTTCATGCTGGCAAGCGTCCCCGTGACCGGGTTCCACAGCGCCGACGTCGCGCTGTAGCCGGCGACCGTGCGGCCGCTATCCGACGATCCCGCCATGGTCGGCAGAATGGTCATGCCCACCATATGCGCGCCGGGATACCGGGCGATGATCCGATCATCGAGCCCGAACTTGCGCGACTGCCAGAGCGAAAGCGTCGTGTTGTTGTCGTTGCGGCCGCCCTGGTCGAGGCAGAAAGTCCAAATGTCCTTGCCGCCGTTGAACGTCGTCTTGATGGCGTCGATCATCACCCATCGCTTGGTCGCGTTGGTGGCAAGCTCGAATTCGTTATGCTCGCCAGGCACGCCCATGACGAGCGGGACAGTGCTCCCCCATACCTGGTCGCGCTGGTCGAGCCATCGCCGTATCATGCCCATGTTGCCGCGCTCGTCGGCCGACGCGGCGATCTCCTGCCGCTCGATCAGGCTGTCGCCGACGACGAGTGGAACCGGCCGGCCGTCCCATCCTTTCGCCAGGACAAGCGCGGGCCCGTAAGCCTGGATCTGCGAATTGGTCGCGTTGCCGATCGTGTTGTAAAGGCTGTCCGGATCGAGCGCCGCCGTCGACGCCGCGTTTGCGGCCGCCAGCGCCTGTACAGACGCCAAGTCGGCCGCGCCCCAATACTTTTCGCCGCGATGGCGCTGGATGCGATAGGAGCCGCAGCGCTGCGCACCCTCTGCGCCGTGATAGACCGTCCGGACGCCAAAGATCGACCATGCCGGCAGAGCAATTGGCAGTATGACCTGCCCGTAAACAATGCCGGTTGCGGCGGTGACCGTCGCCGGCACCAGACCGCCAAACAAGATCGGGTATTCCGTGCCGTTCGGCATCACGAAGAACGCCTCGTCGATCACGGTATCGGCGTTCGGAGACTGCGTTTCCTGCGGCGCATTGCCGCCTTCGGTCAGCGCGAAGCCGACGAACGGGATAAGGAAGTCGTTCGTCGGATAGTCGGGCGAGCCGAAGAACAGCTTGGTGCATTGGTAATTCAGCCCGGCCGGGAACGTCCATGGCGTGGCGATCGCGCCGGTTGGCCAGCGCGTTCGCGTCGCCGCCGGCATGTAGCGATCAGGATCCGGCACCCAAGGCGGTGGCGCCAGGACAGCTCCACCCCTCGGATACGTCAGGGCAAGCGAGATGCCGTTCATCATGGGCGGGCTCCATATCTGGTGGTGAGGTCGGCGTAGAAGCGAACGGTGCGCCCCTGGCGGGCATTGGCGCGGTCGAGCGCCTGCCGCTCGCGGGCGAGGATGGCGATGACGGGCTCGCCCTCCACGACAGGCGCATGCGCTTCCTGCCTCAGGAGATCGTCCGGCAAGGGCGGCAGCGCCATGCCGGCCGCGGCCTGCCCCTTCGTCACCGCCGCCCTGTTCAGCCGCTCAGTGGCGGAGCAGCCACTGACGATCAGCAGCAGTGACAGCGCAAGCGCGGTTCTTTTCCGAAAGCTGAAGCTCATAGGATTGGATCTCGGTTTCGAGTGTGTCTCTGGCCGCCTGCTCCGACGCTTCGGCGGCGGCCAAGCGCTTGCGGTGCTCTTCGATGGCTTGGGACGCCGCATTGCGCTGGCGCTCCATCTCGGCGGCTCTTGCGTCGGCTGCGCTCTTCTCGGCCAGCAGGATATAGCCGGCCCGCGCCTCGCGGGCCGCCGAGGGATAGCCGATCGAAACGGCATAGAGGTGATAAAGCACCAGGCCGGCGGCGATGCCGGCGCCCATCTTGAGCGTGTCGAGGAGGGAGAACATCAGATGCCCTCGAGGCAGAAGGCGCGCTCTTTCTGCCGGCGCCGGGTGAGGCCCGGAAAGGTGATGCCGGCGGCGCGGTTCCACTTCAACAGCGCCTCGCAGCCCTCGGCCGTCCTGCCCTGGTTGATGAGCCTGATCGCGCTCGAGCCGCAGGCCGCCGTAACGCCGACATTATAGGCGAACGAGGTCAGCGCCACGAAACGCGCATCCGGCAGCGGCACGCGCACGCAGCGTTCGACGCCGCCGGCATAGGACTTGAGTTCCAGCGCCAGCAGCGCCTTGCATTGCTCCACCGTCTTGTGGTCGCCGGGTTTGACGCCATTGGTGCTGCCATAGCAAATCGTCCATGGCTGCCCCTTTGTGGCAGGATCGGGATAGGCATTCTGGCGCAATCCCTCGAACGAGCCGACGAGCGCCACAGCCATGGCCGCGGCGGCACTACCCTTCTGCAGGCGGTTTGCCATTCATTTCTCCTGAGATTTTCTGCTGAACGAAGATGCGGGCGACGATCGCCGCCACGGCGAA